ACTGATCTAGAACCAAGGGCAGCTGGTACTAGTGGTGATGGTTATATTTGGAAATATCTTTATACAATTAAACCTGGTGATATCATAAAATTTGATTCAACAGACTTTATGCCTGTTCCTAAGGATTGGTCTACTAATGCTGCTGATGCGGCAGTGAGAGATAATGCCTCAACCAGTGGTCAACTTAAAATTGTTACCATTACTAATAGAGGAGTTGGATTAGGAACAGCAAATCAAACTTATACTAAAGTTCCCGTCAAGGGAGATGGAACGGGTGCTGAAGCCACTGTGGTCATTAATAGTAATTCAAAAGTAGAATCAGTCACTGTTTCTAAAGGTGGGTCTGGATATAGTTTTGGAACTTTAGATTTAGATGCAGGAGGAGTTCCTGCAGGTTCTACTGATCCTGTATTTAATGTTATTATCCCACCTCAAGGAGGACATGGATCCGATATATATCGTGAACTAGGAGCAAAAAATGCTCTTCTTTATTCTAGGATTGAAAACGATACAGAGAATCCTGATTTTATAACAGGAAATCAATTTGGACGTATTGGTATAGTTCAAAATCCAAAGGCATATGGTACGAGCACAAATCTTGAATTAGATAAAGCAAGTGCTGTATATGCAGTAAAACTTATAGGAGCTGGATCTAGCACTGCTACATTTAACGCAGATGCATTTATTACTCAAACTGTTGGTTTAGGTTCCACTGCTATTGGAAGAGTTATTTCTTACGATCAAAATACTCAAGTTTTAAAGTATTGGCAAGATAGGACAACTGCTGGATTTAATACTAACGGTACTCAAAATTCAGATCCTGAATATGGATTTACTCTTAATAGATTTAGTTCCACTACCAGCACTGGTGGATCATTAAATATCATTGGGGGTTCTGCTACTTTAGCAATCCAAAGTTCATTTACAGGTGTATCTACTGTAATAAATAGTAAGACGTATTATCTTGGACAGTCATTCACAAAAGGAGTGGCTAATCCAGAAGTAAGAAAATATTCTGGTAATATTATCTACGTTGACAATAGACCAGCAATCACTAGGTCTACAAACCAAAAAGAAGATATCAAAGTCATTTTGCAATTCTAAAGAATTATGTCTCAGGAAACCAATCTAAACGTAGCTCCCTACTTTGACGATTTTAATGCAAATAATGACTATTATAAGGTACTATTTAAACCTGCTTATCCAGTTCAAGCAAGGGAGTTAAATAATCTCCAATCAATATTACAAAATCAGGTTGAAAAACTAGGGCAACATTTTTTTAAAGATGGTGCTAAAGTAGTTCCTGGTAATACATCTTTTAATATTTCATATTATGCAATCGAATTAGAAGATAAGTATTTGGGTATACCTTTGTCTGATTATATTAATCAAGTAAAGGGATCAAAAATTACAGGGTTGACTTCTGGTGTTACGGCTGTTGTTGATAAAGTTCTTTTATCTAGAAATTCGGAAAAGGGAAGATATACTTTATATGTTAATTACGTAGGATCAGATTCTACCAATAATTCTTCGTTAACATTTTTAGATAATGAGTTACTAAGTTCAAATGAAGATATCTTATCTGCTAACACGGTTATTCCACCAGGAGAAGCATTTGCATCTACAGGAGTAAGTGGTGCTAATTCTATAGGATCTTCGTTCTCTATTTCTAATGGAATATATTTTGCACGAGGAAATTTTGTTACTGTTCAAGATGAGACTATTCTTTTAGATCAGTATTCAAATACACCTAGTTATAGGATAGGACTATTTTTAAATGAAGAAATAATTAATGCTGATATTGACCCTAGTTTAAATGATAATGCAAGAGGATTTACTAACTATGCAGCTCCAGGTGCTGATAGATTTAAAATTACAACTTCATTATTTAAAAAAGCTTTAGATGATTATGATGATAATAATTTTATTGAACTAGCAACTATTGAAAATGGGATATTAAAGTCTCAAAAAGAACCAACTGAATATAATATACTTCAAGATGAACTAGCAAGAAGAACATATGAAGAATCTGGTGATTATTATATCAGACCATTTAATACTTCCCTTAAAGAGTCTTTAAATAATTATAGGGGAAATAATGGTATATTTAATGCAAATCAAACTACTTATAATGGAGGAGTTCCTTCTGATGATTTAGCATTATATAATATTTCTCCTGGTAAGGCATTTGTAAAAGGATATGAGATAGAGAAAATTAGTTCTACATATTTGGATGTTAAAAAGCCAAGAACTACAAAAACACTAGAAAGTCAAGGAATTGATTATCATACTGGATCTACCATAAAATTAAATAGATTTTATGGATCTCCTAAAATTGGTATTGGTAATACTTATGTTTTAAGTCTAAGAGATAAAAGAGTTGGTACTGCTGCTACTCTCCCTGCGGGTAAAGAAATTGGAGTAGCAAGAGTATATGATACTGATTTAGAATCTGGGTCATATGATAGAGCTAATTCAAATACTAATGAGTGGGATTTAATTCTTTATGATGTTCAAACAGTTACTGAACTTACTTTAAATGAACCAATAACATTAGCAGTACCCACTCATATTAAAGGTAAGTATAGTGGTGCGACAGCATTTTTGAAAGATGCTGCGAGTAATACTACTTCTTTATCTTTATATGAGGTAGAAGGTGAGTTTGTACAAGATGAAAACTTTGTTATAGATGGTGTAGAAAATACAAGAGTTGCTATTGCGGTAACAACATTTGGTATTTCAGATATTAAATCAGTATTTGGAAATACTAATGGTTCTAATATGAACACTGTTGGTGCAGCCCAGACATTCTCAGCTGACACTATTCAAACTCCTACGGCAAATATAGGGGTAGCAACTATAACTCCTCATCGATATGATTCTGGTCTTTCAGGATATCCTAGTGGATCTATTAGCACAGTAAGAAGTACTAATCCACTCTTTCCAGGAGATATTAAAGTTGGAAATATTCTTCAATTTAGTCCATCTCAAACCAGTGAATTTAATGATCCAATTCTTGCTAGTGTAGTTAGTGTTGGCACAACTCATGTTGTAATGACAGGGGTTCATACTGTTAGTGGTGTGGCCGATGGTAAATTACCTGATGTAATAACTCAAGTTTCTGATCTAAAGGTAGTAGGAACAGATTTACTAAAATCTGATGACAATTCTTTCTATACGGTTTTACCAAAAAGAAATATTGCTAATTTAGATCTTACAGATGCTTCTTTAACAATCAGAAAAACTCAAAGTGTTCGTATAGTTGGTAATCAACTTTCGGAAGCAGTATCTTCTGGGAGCAATCAAACATTTTTACCATTTACTCCTGAAAGGTATTCTCTAATTAAAAGTGATGGAACGACGGAAACTTTAACAAGTGATAAAGTTCAGTTCAATACAGGGTCTACTGAAGTACAAATTTATGGTCTAAGTGCTGGTACAGATGATGCTACACTCATCACCACTATAAAGAAATTAAAACCAAAATCCAAGAAAAAAATAAGAAATAGAGTTAATAGTATTATTGTAGATAAATCTACAGAGTCAGCTTCTGGAATTGGATCTACTACACTAAATGATGGATTAACCTATGGCAATTATCCTTTCGGAACTAGAGTTCAGGATGATAGAATATCTCTTAATGTAGCCGATCTTATACAAGTTCAAGCAATTTATGAATCTGTTGATACGGGCAATCCATCAGCACCTACTGTTGTTATATCTGCTCTTACAGGACCAACAGGAAAAACATCCGATTTAATTATAGGAGAACAATTTAAAGGTAAAACTACAAATTCTTGTGCTATTGTTGCTGAAAGAATTTCAGATTCTAAGATAGCATTTATCCCTCAAAATGACGTAAACTTTAAAGAAGGTGAAGTTATTCGATTTGAAGAATCTAAAATAGAAGGAGTTGTTACTACATTAGATACAACAGATTTTAATATTACTTCTAATTTCAGATCTGATAATGGTCAAAATCAGTCTTTCTACAACTATCCTACAGTTGATAGAAAAACTGATGTAGAAGCTCCTGAAAAAAGATTAAAAATTTATTTCTCCAACGGATATTATGAATCCACAGATGATGGTGATATTACTACTATAGATTCTTACTCTACCTTTGATTATAGCACTCAAATTCCATTAGTAAATGGTATTAGAAATACTGATTTAATTGATATTAGACCTAGAGTTTCTGATTATACTGTAGCGGTTGATACCAGATCTCCTCTTGAATTTTTTGGAAGAGAGTTTAATGCCTCTGGAAATTCAGCAGCAAATATTTTAGCTTCTGATGAAACTATCGTAACTGATTTCTCCTGGTATCTAGGAAGAATTGATTCCATTTTTGTAACTAAAGATGGAACTTTCCAAGTTAATTATGGAACTCCTTCAGAAAATCCTCAAATACCTAGTGGTATTGATGATGCATTAAAGATAGCTACTGCTTATTTGCCACCATATCTTTATAATGTTGAAGATGTTTCTATAGACTTCTTTGACTATAAGAGATATAAAATGTCTGATATTCATAGACTTGAGAAGAGAATCAAGTCTCTTGAATATTATACATCTCTTTCATTACTGGAAACTAATACAGCAAGTTTATTTCTTCCTGATTCTGCAGGATTGAATAGATTTAAAGCTGGATTCTTTGTTGATAATTTTACTTCTTTCCTTGCACAATCTCAACTTGTAGATTATAAAAATAGTATTGATATAAGTAATAACGAATTAAGACCAAAGCACTATACAACAGGAGTTGATTTAGAATTAGGCCCCGTAGAAGGAGTAAATCCTGCTGCTGATAAAGCATTTATTAATCCTCAAGGCAATAATATTAAAAGAACTGGAGATATAATTACTTTAAATTATAATGAAGTTGAATGGTTTAAACAAACTGCAGCTACTAGAACTGAAAGTGTAACTCCATTTATTTTAAGTTACTGGCTTGGAACAGTAGAACTTACTCCTGCTTCAGATAACTGGCTTGATACTCAAAGATTAGAAGCAAATATAATAAATGTTGAAGGAAATTTTGCCGAAGAAATGGCAACTGCTAGTAGAGAATTTGGTGTAGATCTTCAATCAGGATTTGCTGCTACTGTATGGAACTCATGGGAAACATTATGGGGGGGTACTACACAAACTGGCACAAGAACACAGAATATTGTTACATCTTCGACTCGTGGAAGGGATAATGGAGGGCAGTTTGAATTAGAAACAGTTGAGCAACGTTCTTTTGATATTTTTAGAAGAGATGAAGGTCAACTTAGAACAGGAACACGAGTTCGTGTAACTGAACAACTGGATAGAACTTCTCAGGGAGATAGGTTGGTAAGTAGAGATTTGATTACCTTTATGAGATCTCGAAATGTTCAATTTTTTGCAAAAAGAGTCAAACCAAGTACTCAGTTATATGGTTTCTTTGATGGTGTTGATGTAACCAAATATTGTGTTCCAAAACTCTTGGAAATAGCAATGATTTCAGGAACTTTCCAAGTAGGGGAAACTATAACAGGTACTACGAGACCTATTGGTTCTGCACCTATTCAAAATTCAAACTCTCCTGAAATTACATTTAGGGTTGCTGTTTCTAATCATTTAGAGGGGCCATATAATGCACCCACAAAGAGATATGGATCCAATCCATACTCTAGTACACCCATTCCTGCATCATATTCTTCTACTTCTACAATATTAAATGTTGATACTTTCTCACTAGCAAATCAACCTCAAGGGTCTTATTTTGGATGGGTAGAGGAAGATATGATTTTGGTAGGAGAAACTAGTGGAGCAATGGCAACTATTTCTAATGTTAGATTAGTATCTGATATTGCTTCTAATTTATTAGGAAGTTTTTGGATTCCTGATCCAAACATGACATCTTCTCCTCGATTTGAAACTGGAGATAAAACTCTTAGATTTATTAACAGTGAGTTTAATGATAAAGATAATGCTACAACAATAGCAGAGCAAGGATTTAGCTCTACGGGAATTTTAGAAACTGTTCAAGAAGATATCATATCTGTCAGAAATGCTAGTCGTGTTCTAGAGGCACTTCAAGAAGAAAGAACAATAAATCAGACATTTGAATCTGAAGAATTTACCGTAGAATCTACTTGGGATGTCAGGAGAAGAATTGGGGATCCTTTAGCTCAATCTTTCACAGTAGAAGATAATGAAGGAGTTTTCTTAACTAGTTGTGATGCATTTTTTGCAACCAAAGATGATACAGAACTTCCTGTAACAATACAGTTAAGAACAATGGAGGGTGGTTATCCTACTACTAAAATTATCCCATTCTCAGAAGTTAGTTTAGATCCTACTCAAGTTTCTGTTTCGCCTAATGGAACTTTATCCACAACATTTACATTCAAATCACCAGTTTATCTAGAAGGTGGAATTGACTATGCTGTTGTTCTTATTTCTGATTCTGCGAAGTATAGTGTCTTTATATCAAGAGTAGGAGAGACTGATTTAATAACTGAAACATTTATTTCTAATCAACCTTATCTTGGATCTTTATTTAAATCACAAAATGCTTCTACATGGGAACCAAGTCAATGGGAAGATTTGAAGTTCACTCTTTATAGAGCAGATTTTGCAACTAATGGTTCTTTAGAACTTTATAGTCCTGAATTAACTGAGGGTAATAAGCAAATTGCCACTCTACTTCCTAATCCACTTAATCTTAGTTCTAGACAATTAAGAGTTGGTATTGGATCTACATTGAATGATAGTGATCTTAAATTTGGATATACTATCAAACAACGTGGTAGCAATGCAACTGGTACTTATGTAAACAATGCAGGAATTGCAACAGGAACTCTTAATATTATCAATGCTGGTATTGGACTCACTCCTTTAGCAGCTGGATATGTATTTACTGGTGTCCCATTAACGAATGTTACTTCTAGTGGAGGTAATGCAACAGCAGACATCACAGTCAGTAATGGTGTTGCGGTGGCTGCTACCATTGCAAGTGGTGGTGATGGATATGTGGGAGGTGATGTACTAGGAATTGCGACTATTGGTAATAATTCATTAGGATCTAATGTAAGATTATCAGTTGTTTCTATTGCTAACACAACTCAATTAATCCTTGATAATGTCCAAGGTGATTTTGGTACAGGAGTTGGTAAGACTGTTCAATATATTAGATTGGATGGAAGTACAGGAATCACAACAGATTTAAATGGTGCAAACAATGTAGGAGGAAATGTTACAATTTCTGATACGACTGTTGTAAATAGTGGTCTTAACATTCTTGTTAATCATCAGAATCATGGAATGTATTTTGATGAAAACTATGCAACTCTTTCTAATATAGAAAGTGATATTATTCCTACAAAACTTACCAATGATTTAGATACAACTACCACTGGTGAAATTTCAGTGGAAAATGTGACTAATTTAGATACCTTTGAAAATGTGGGAGTTGGAACTACTAACTATGGATATTTGAAGATTGGAGAGGAAATTCTTTCATATGAATCAGCTTCAGGATCTGTTATTGGAATAACATCTAGATCTATTGATTCTACGACTACTAAGAACTACCTAGCAGGAACTCTAGTTTATAAGTATGAACTAGATGGAGTATCTCTCCGAAGAATTAATAAAACTCATAATTTAGATGATGTTACTATTGCAGACCCAATAACTTTTGATTCTTATAATATTAAATTGGACATGGGTTCAAGTGGATTGGGTAGATCTACTGGAGAAAGTTTCCCAATTCTTTATACATCCAAAACAAAAACATCTGGTGGAAGCAAAGTAACCGCTACTCAAAATATTCCTTTTGAGTTAATACGTCCAGCGATTCAAAGTATGACAGTTCCTGGAACTCATATTAGTGCTCAAATGAGGACCATCAGTGGAGCTAGTTTAGATGGAACTGAAACTCCTTTTGAGGATCAGGGTTTTGAATCGATTACACTAGGTGAAAATAATGTAGTTTCTACTCCTAGAATTATTGCTTCTAGAATTAATGAAACTAACAACTTAAGCACATTACCTGGCAATAAATCATTTAATATGAGACTTAATCTGACTACTGCAAGTTCTAAGTTATCTCCTGTAATTGATAGTCAAAGGATGAGTGCATTCTTTACCTCTAATAGAGTTAATAATGCTATTTCAAATTATGTAACTGATAATAGAGTTAATACTATTGATGATGATCCGACTGCTTTCCAATACTTATCTAAAGAAGTTCAATTAGAGAATCCAGGAACCTCTATTAAAATTCTTTTGAATGCTTATTTAAATACGGATTGTGATATTAGAGCATTCTATGCTATCAGTAATTCTGAAAACTTCACTCCAATTTATTTGCCTTTCCCAGGATTTAATAATTTAAATGACAGAGGAGAGATTATCAATCAAGCTGATAATGATGGAAGATCAGATACTTATGTAGCTCCTACTGCTAATGAAGAAACCTTGAATTCAGATCTTGAATTTAAAGAACGTTCATTCACCATGAATGATCTTCCTTCATTCAAGTTCTATAGAGTGAAAATATTAATGACTTCTACTAATCAAGTTTATGTACCTCGTATGAAGGATCTTCGAGTCCTTGCACTTGCTTGATATGACTTATTTGAAAGTGGAGGGTCATACTGGATTGTACAGAGACCCTAAAACCAATTCTATTGTGAATAAAAATTCTACAGGATATCATGAATACATGACTCAGAAAAAACTGAGAAATAGTGAAAATGATAAAATAGATAACATGAAAGAAGATCTTGATAATTTAAAAAGTGAAATTAATGAAATCAAATCTTTACTTAAGGAGTTAGTAAATGGCTAATCAAAATATAACATTTGATACTGAGTCAGGAACTCCCTATGAAGCTAATTTGACCATCAATGGGGGTGCAAATTTTAGTAATATTTTTACAGTAAAGAAACCTAATTCTCAAGCTTTTGATTTTACCGATTATAGCGGTTCTTCTCAAATGACAAAAAGTGTTGCAGTGGGTTCTACAGGATTTCCTGATGCAACATTTACAGTTGGATTTACTAGTGCTGTTGAGGGAAAACTAGAGATTTCATTAGGATCCACATCTACTCGAAGTTTAGCAGCAGGGAGATATGTTTATGATATTTTAGTGAATTCTGCATCTTCTAGTAATACTACTGATGTGTTAGAAACATCCATATCAGTAGGAAGCACTGCAGGTATTGGTACTACCACATTTACCTTAAATAAGGTTACTAATGTCGCTGTGGGTGATTCTATATCAATAGGAGATAAACTTACAGAGGTTCCTGTAGTTACGGTTTCTACTGGTAACACTGTTGAGGTCGGAACTGCGTTTACATCGTCCTCACAGATCCTTCCAGGTACTGCTGTGACCTTTAGTAGGACATCAACCACATCTACGATTTATAGAATTGTTTCGGGTTCTATAATAGTAAAGGCAGGTATCTCTTCCGCACCTTCCTAAATAATTCCACAGGAATAGTAAATAAATGGCTCAACCAAATAGTAGGTCAGAATTAATTAATTATGCCAAAAGGCAGTTGGGAGCTCCTGTCTTGGAAATAAATGTTGCTGATGAGCAAGTAGAAGATGTATTAGATGATGCTATTCAATATTTTCATGAAAGACATTTTGATGGAGTTTTAAGAACATATTTAAAATATCAAATAACACAGGATGATATTGAGAGAGGAAAGGGGCCTGGGGCAGATGGAGTAACAGGAATAGTAACAACAACTGCGACTGCTACCATTGATGGAGCATCAATGAATTTTGATTGGGAAGAGAATAGTAATTATTTACAAGTCCCACCTGCAGTTATTGGGGTTGATAAGATATTTCATTTTGATGGAAGTAACACTGTTACTAACAATATGTTTAGTGTTAAATATCAATTATTTTTAAATGATGTTGCATTTAATCTGGGATATAATGGTCTTTTAAGTTATGCAATGACTAGGACTTACTTAGAGGATATTAATTTCTTATTAACAACACAAAAACAAATAAGATTTAATCAGAGAATGGATAGGTTGTATATGGATATTGATTGGTCAAGTCTTACATCGGGAGATTGGATAATTTTAGATTGTTATAGGACTCTTGATCCTAATGATTATTCAAGAGTATATAATGATTCTTTCCTTAAAAAGTATTTTACGGCTCTTTTAAAGAGACAATGGGGGCAAAATTTAATTAAATTCCAAGGAGTAAAATTACCTGGTGGAGTTGAACTTGATGGTAGAGCAATTTATGAAGATGCAATGAAAGATCTGGAAATCATAAGAGAAATGATGTCCAATACTTATGAACTTCCACCTCTTGATATGATAGGATAATGGCATTAAATCCTTTTTTTATCCAAGGAACTTCTGGTGAACAGAGCTTAGTTCAAGATCTTATCAACGAACAGTTGAAAATGTATGGTGTCGAGTGTTATTATCTACCTCGTCAATATGCAACAACTGACAATGTTATAAAAGAAGTAATATCATCCGATTTTAATTATTCATATCCTATTGAGGCTTATGTAGAAAATTATGAGGGGTATGGGGATAATGTTGTAATGCTTTCTAAGTTTGGAATTCAAGCAGAAAATGAATTAACGGTAACTATATCCAAAGAAAGATTTGAAAATTATATCAGTCCTTTAATTAAAAACTTACCCAATGTCGAATTATCTACACGACCTAAGGAAGGAGACTTAATATATTTTCCATTAGGTGATAGGTTATTTGAAATTAAGTTTGTAGAGCATGAGAAACCATTTTATCAGTTAAAGAAAAATTACGTTTATACATTAACTTGTCAACTATTCAGACCAGAAGACGAAATACTCGATACTGGTATTGAAGAGATTGATGATACATTTGATACCGACTTTAACCTTAGAACTCTTACAGTGGTAGCTGCTGGAACCACTGCACTTGCGTCTGCTGGTATAGTAACCACAGGTGGTGTTAATCAGATTATCATAACAGATAGAGGTGAAAGGTATCTTACTGCACCTACTGTAGCGATTTCATCTTCTCCAAGAATAGGAGGACAAGCAGTTGGTATTGCAACTCTTCTCTCAGGAATTACTAACTGTGATGGTACAGATATAGGAGAAAAAGTACAAGGAATCTATATTACAAATCCAGGTATTGGATATACTGATAATCCTGGTATTGTTATTTTACCAACTGGAGATGATGGTGGTGTCGGAGCGGCTGCAACAACTAGAATTTCTGATAATGTAGTTGGTGTTGTAACTCTAACAAGTGGTGGTTCTGGATACACTACAGCACCTTCTGTAACTATAAGTGGACCTGGTATTGGAACCACCGCAAGTGCTGTGGCTGTCGTCAGCAGTGCAGGAACTATTTCCAATGTCTATGTTACATATGCTGGTGCTGGATACACTGTTGCACCTACAATTACTATTGGCGATCCTTATATGGCAGGTACAGGAACCTATGAAGATAATGAAACTATAACTGGATCTGAAAGTAGTGTAACTGCTGTTGTGAAGACATGGAATGCAGTATCTGGTGAAATAGTAATATCTAATTCTACAGGAGAATTTATAGAGGGTGAAAATATTACAGGTTCTGACAGTGGTGCAGTTTATCAATTAAGAATTGAGCAGGATGATAATACTGTTGATGAATATCCATCTAATCTCGAAATTGAAGATGCAGCCGATGCTATTCTAGACTTTAGTGAAAAAAATCCATTTGGAACACCCTAAATATAATATAACAGGTCTAAAAAGATGTTTGAGTATTATTACCACGAGATATTAAGAAGAACGATTATTTCGTTTGGAACACTTTTTAATGGAATAGAAATAAAACATGATGATTCTGCTGGTGACGTTACCAGTGTTATTAAAGTTCCTCTTGCTTATGGCCCCACTCAGAAGTTTTTAGCAAGATTGCAGCAATCTCCTGATCTCAATAAAGCAACTCAAATATCATTG